AAGTCTATGCTTTCTCCAATCACATTCGGTAATGCAGATCCAATTGTTGAATTTGCAGACAAACTTAAAAAGACTGGCGATAAAGATGAATGGCTAATGGGTCGTAAAATTGAACCTAAGATGCGTACTTATGTTCCTGTTATTATCCGCGGTAAAGAATCTGAAGGAGTTAAGTTTTGGGGATTTGGTAAAACAATTTACACAGAACTATTATCAATCATTTCAGATCCAGATTATGGTGATATTACAGACTTAATTAATGGTCGTGATATTGACGTAGAATTTACTCCGGCAGAAGGTGGAGCATTTCCTAAAACAGCAATTCGTGTTAAGCCTAATACACAAGCGGCAACAGAAGACAAAGAAATTGCACAAAAGATCATGAATCAGCCACAGATTACTGATTTATTTCCAGAACCAACTTATGAAGAATTAGAAAAAGCATTAGCTGAATGGATGAATCCAGAAAATGCAGATTCTGATGTTGAAGAAGAGGAAGAGGCAGAAACAGTAGCACCTGCTCCAACTAAAGCAGCAAAACCAGCAGCAACTAAACAAACAGATGTAGCATCTGCATTTGATGATCTATTCAATTCTTAAGAAGGAGTTATAAATGGCAAAAAGTAAAAGTAAACTGGAAATCGAGGACAGCTTAGCAAACACCCTTGCAGAATCAATCAACAAACAATTCAAAGGGCAATCGCTAAAAACTGCTTTCTTTTTAGCCGGCGATGATGATTCTCCTAGCAACGTTAAAGAATGGATTTCATCTGGGTGTGATTCATTAGATCTAGCAATATCTAATAGACCACACGGAGGTTTTCCGGTAGGAAGAATAACTGAGATAACTGGACTTGAAGCATCAGGTAAATCTTTATTAGCATCACATACCTTAGCAGAAACACAAAAGAAAGGCGGATTAGCTGTATATATTGATACAGAAGCTGCAACTAGTAGTGAATTTTTACAAGCTATTGGTGTTGATTTAAAAACCATGTTGTATGTTCCGTTAGAAACAGTTGAAGAAATATTCGAAACAATTGAGACCATAGTTGAACAAGTCCGAAAGTCAGACAAAGATCGTTTAGTTACAATCATTGTAGATTCAATAATGGGTGCGTCAACTAAAATTGAAATGTCTGCCGAATATGACAAAGATGGCTATGCAACATCAAAATCAATCATCTTATCAAAAGCAATGCGTAAAGTTACCAATTGGATTGCTAGAGAAAGAATTTGTCTCATATTTACCAATCAGTTACGTACCAAAATGGGTGTATCATTTGGTGATCAATGGACAACTGCAGGTGGTAAAGCAATTCCATTCCACGCATCAGTTAGACTTCGTTTGAAAAATACGGGTATGATCAAAGCTAAAATTAATGGCGTTGAACAAGTTGTAGGAAGTAAAACAGAAGTTCAAGTTGTTAAGAATCGTATGGGCCCTCCTCATAGAAAAGTTAATTATGAAATCTATTATGATTCTGGAATTGACAATTATGGAGGTTGGTTAGAAACAATGAAAAAGTTTGATTTAGTTAAACAATCCGGAGCACATTATACATTAGACGATGTTGACATTACAACGGGTGAAAGTTTTGGAGAAATTAAATTTCAATCCAAAAACTTTATTGACAAAGTTATTTCTAACGCAGAAGTAAAAGAAAGGTTATATCAAAGAATTTGCGATGCTTATATTTTCAAATACCAAGCAGGTATCGACGGCGGTATTGATGATGTAATAATCACTGACGAAGTTTATGATGAAGAATAAGTATCAAGAATTATTTAAACAGTTACAACAAGAAAAGAGTTCTAATCCGTCTGCTCCCAATGATCATCTCATGGTAGTGGACGGGTTGAACACCTTTATTAGAAGTTTCGGAGCAACGCCAGCATATAATGAAGACGGTGACCATATTGGTGGTATTACTGGATTTTTATATTCTATAGGCAAAATTGTTAGAGATTTCAAACCAAGCAGATTGATAATTGTATTTGATGGCAAAGGTGGTAATGCCCGCCGCAGAAAGATTTATGGAGATTATAAAGGTAATCGAGCCAATAAGACTAAACTGCGTCGACATGATCATCATGACACTTCAATTGAAGAAGAACAAGAATCAATGCGACATCAGTTTAGCAGATTAGTTTCATACTTAGATTGCCTACCGGTTACATTTATGGCAATTGATGGAATTGAAGCAGATGATGCAATTGCATACATAGCTCAAATGTATGAAACAGAATGCAAAAAGATTACCGTAGTTTCAACGGATAGAGACTTTTACCAATTAGTTGATGACCGAATTCAAGTATGGTCTCCTATCAAAAAGAAAATGTACGATACGGATGCAGTAATGGAAGAATTTGGAATACATCCTGCTAACATGGTTGTGTATCGTTCATTTACGGGAGATGCATCAGATAATATTCCTGGTGTTAATGGTATAGGCCCAAAGACTATTTTAAAACTAATTCCAGAATTATCACAACCAGAAGAATTTACAGTTGATGCTTTGATTGAAAAAAGCAAATCAAGTTTAAAAGAATCTAAGTCATATCAAAAAATATTGGATAATGAACGAGTATTACATCAAAACTATCAACTAATGAATATCAAATTACTAGATATTCCAGCACAAACTGCTAGCAAGATTCGAGGCATAATGGAACAGCCTATAACTGAATTGAATCGAGCAGAATTTCAACGTCTTTTTTATGAAGACAAAATGTGGGCAATAATGAAAAATTTACCAGACTGGTTAAACAATACTTGGTTATCATTAAACGCTTTCGCAAAACAAACACAAAAATAATTTGATTTTAACATTGTTTTTATTATAATGGTTATATGACAGATAAATTATCGGAATACGGTTACGGATTTCAAGTAAAAACAATAGCAGCATTATTTACCGACCGAGCATTCTTACAACAAATTGCAGATATCATTCAACCTGATTATTTTGAATCAGATGCAAACAGTTGGTTGTTAGAAATAACATTGCAACATTTTCAAGAATATAAATGCCCGCCGTCAAAAGATGTACTTAAAGTTAAGATTACAGAGATTGATAATGACATTTTAAAAACTGCAGTATTAGAACAACTTAAAGAAGTGTTTCGATACATGGAGTCAGATGATCTTTCATTTGTAAAAGATGAAATCTTAAGATTTTGTAAGAATCAAGAAATCAAACGAGCTATTATGGATTCGGTAGGCTTACTCAAAATGGGTAATTACGATGAAATAAAGAATAAGATTGATGGTGCAATGAAAGCGGGTGCTGATACGGATATTGGATTAGAATACAAGCTAAACATTGCAGCTCGGTATGCTGAAGCATCTCGTCATACTATTACAACTGGGTGGGATGTTATAGATGATTTAATGGACGGCGGTTTAGCTCCGGGAGAATTAGGAGTAGTGATGGCTCCTGCAGGTATTGGTAAATCATGGATGTTGATTAATATTGGAGCTAATGCTGTAAAAGCAGGAAAGACTGTAATTCATTATACATTGGAGCTCAATGAAAATTATGTAGGTCAACGCTATGACTCCGTTATAACAGGTATCAATGCACAAACTCTTAAGAATCATCAGGATACCGTTGAAGAAAAAATGAAAACGATCCGAGGTGAATTGATTATAAAGTATTATCCAACTAAGTCAGTAGGAGTAATGGGATTGAAAGCTCATTTAGAAAAAACTATAATGTTAGGAAATGCTCCAGATTTAGTTATAGTCGATTATGGTGACTTATTAAAGATTAATACGAAAAAAGATAAACATGAAGCTCTTGAAGAACTTTACGAAGAATTACGGGGAATGGCAGGAGAATACAATATTCCCGTTTGGACAGCATCTCAGGCAGGTAGGTCAGCATTGGAAGAAGATGTTATTGAGGCAGATAAAATTGCTTCCTCATATGGAAAAGTAATGGTTGCTGATTTTTTAATGTCACTTTCTAGAAAAGTAGAAGATAAGATGTCAGGTACAGGTAGAGGGCATGTTATTAAGAATCGTTTCGGTCCAGATGGTATTACTTTGCCAAGTAAAATCAATACAAATAATGGACAATTTCAATTCTTTGAACCACAAACAGCTCAAGGTAAACAAACCACGCAAGTTATGAAAAGTGGTGAAAACATTTTGAAACAAAATTTAGCACAAAAGTTCAAAGATTTGGGCGGAACATTAGGATAAAAACATATTTATATAAAATTAGGCACGGATTCAATTCCGGCCTTTTTTTATCTAAAAAAATTTAAGTTAATATTAAACAAGGAGATTACGAACAATGGAGATTTCAAACAAAATTTTGAGTGAAATTACGGTATACATGAAGTATGCCAAGTACATTCCTGAGCTCAACCGACGAGAGACTTGGGAAGAATTAGTTACAAGAAACAAAGAAATGCATCAGAAAAAGTACCCGATGTTATACCCGGAAATTGAAAATGCATATCAATATGTTTATGATAAAAAAGTATTGCCTTCAATGCGCAGTTTACAATTTGGCGGAAAGCCAATTGAAATCTCCCCTAACCGAATTTATAACTGTGCTTATTTGCCAATTGATGATTATAGAGCATTTGGTGAAGCAATGTTTTTATTATTAGGCGGTACTGGTGTAGGCTATTCAGTTCAAACACATCACGTAGAAAAGTTACCAGAGATTCGTAAACCAAATCCTAAAAAAACTAGAAGATTCTTAATTGCTGATTCAATTGAAGGTTGGGCAGATGCAGTTAAAGCTCTAGTTAAATCTTATTTTGAAGGTGGATCGACATTTGTTTTTGATTTCTCTGATATTCGTCCTAAAGGTGCAAGATTAGTTACATCAGGAGGAAAAGCTCCTGGCCCACAGCCACTTAAAGAATGTTTGATTAAATTAGCTGGTATTTTAGATGCAAAAGAAGATGGCGACAAATTATCAGCAATTGAAGTGCATGATATGGTTTGTCACGTTGCAGATGCAGTATTAGCAGGAGGAATCAGACGTGCGGCACTTATATCTTTATTCTCAGCAGATGATGAAGAAATGATTGCTTGTAAATCAGGTAACTGGTGGGAAACAAATCCACAACGAGGCCGAGCTAACAATTCAGCAACATTAATGCGTCATAAATTGACAAAAGAATTCTTTATGGATTTGTGGAAACGTGTTGAATTATCAGGAGCAGGAGAACCAGGAATTTACCTAACAAATGATAAAGATTGGGGAACTAATCCATGTTGTGAAATTGCACTACGTCCTTTCCAATTCTGTAACTTATGTGAAGTAAATGCATCGGATATTGAATCTCAAGAAGATTTGGAAGAACGCGTTCGAGCAGCTGCATTTATCGGAACACTTCAAGCAGGTTATACTGACTTTCATTATCTTCGTCCGGTTTGGAAACGAACAACTGAAAAGGATGCGTTAATTGGCGTATCTATGACAGGTATAGGTTCTGGTACTGTATTGGGGTATGATATGAAAGCGGCTGCAAAAGCAGTTAAAGAAACAAATGCTCGTGTAGCGGAATTGATTGGAATTAATAAATCAGCTCGTACAACCACAGTTAAACCTGCAGGAACAACATCTTTAACATTAGGAACATCATCAGGTATTCACGCTTGGCACAATGATTACTATGTAAGAAGAATCCGTGTTGGAAAAAATGAAGCAATTTATTCATACTTGGCAATCAATCATCCCGAGCTTATTGAAGATGAATATTTCCGACCACATGATACTGCAGTTATTTCTATTCCACAAAAAGCACCAGAAGGAGCTATATTGAGAACAGAATCTCCATTTGCATTATTGGAGCGTATCAAGAAAGTACATTTAGAATGGGTTAAACCAGGACATAGAAGTGGAAACAATACACACAATGTTTCTGCAACGGTTTCACTCAAAGCAGATGAATGGGAATTAGCTGGAGAATGGATGTGGACGAATAGAGATCATTATAATGGATTATCAGTACTTCCATATGATGGAGGAACATATACTCAAGCACCATTTGAAGATATTACCAAAGAAGCCTATGAAGAAATGATGAAATCACTTCATAATATTGATTTGAGTCAAGTAATTGAATTAGATGACAATACCGACCTATCAGGTGAATTAGCTTGTGCAGGCGGAGCGTGTGAGATAAAATAATGATAGTGCCTGCTGCAAACGATTGGATACAACAAGCCTTTGTAAGAGAGTTTGGAAACAAGCTCTCTTCAGAGGACTTTTATTACAATGAAAATGGTCAACTAGTTATGACTGAAACATATCATCGTAAACGAGGTTCTTGTTGCGGAAATGGTTGTAAGCATTGTGCGTATTTTCCTGCACATAAAAAAGGCAATACAACTTTGAAATCTGAATAGGTTTTATTATATTATTAATAAGAATTAAGTTATGACAAATAAACAAAGAAAAAATCTAGAATTAGTGCATCCTGGTTTTGCAAATGGCGTTTCAACTCAATTAGCAGTTAAGCAATCTTTAGAAGGCCCTGATGCTCGTTTAACTAAACAAGAAAAACAAGATATAATTGACAAAGCAGCATATCATTATGGTCAGTTCTTAACTGCATTAGGTGTAACATGGGAGTCAGATCCAAATTCAGCTGATACTCCACGCAGAGTTGCAAAAGCATATGTTAATGATTTATGGGCAGGTCGATATGAGCCAATGTCAGGAATCACAGCATTTCCTAGTGACGGGTATGATGGCATTGTATTTGAAGGAGGTATTCCGTTAACTTCAATGTGTAGTCATCATCATCAAACAATTATGGGATTAGTGCATGTTGCATATATTCCGGGTGATAATAGCAATGTTATTGGTTTAAGCAAATTGAATCGTGTTGTAGAGCATTTTGGTAGAAGAGGTGCAATTCAAGAACAATTGACAGTAGCAATTCATCACGCAATAGATGAGCTTATTGAAAACAATAAAGGTGTAGCAGTTATGATTGAAGCAACTCATAATTGTGTGCAATGCAGAGGTGTTAAGCATGGCGGAGCTTCAATGAAGACTGCAAAATTAGCGGGAGCATTCCTAGAAGATGGTAATGCCCGTTCAGAATTTTATCAATTCGTAAAAGGTTATAATTAATGGCAACTTATAGAAAAAAACCAGTAGAGATTGAAGCAATTCAATGGGTATCTGATAACATTGAACAAGTGTATGAAATGTTAGGTGATAATCTAATAATAGATATAGATGAAGATGAAGATGAGGTAAAACATTTCATTAACACATTAGAAGGTAAAATGGAATTGTCTTGGAGCGATTATGTTATCAAAGGTGTTAAAGGAGAATTTTATCCGTGTAAACCTGATATCTTTGAATTAACTTACGAAATGGTAGAAAAAACAAATGAAAATGGCAAAGTTTAAATCAACAAAATTATTTGACGGCTACTCAACTTGTTTCCGCCAATGGCGAGCAGAAGATACGCATTGCAAATTCTTACATGGATATGCAGTATCATTTCGGGTATGGTTTGAAGGTGATTTAGATCATCGCAATTGGGTATTTGATTTCGGCGGTATGAAGCGAGCAAAAACTAAAATTGCAGATATGTCACCAAAAGATTACTTTGCATTTTTATTGGATC